TAAACCAATTGAATATACCGTCGATACCGTTTTTAATCAATGATAAGAAGTCAAAACTATCTAATGTTTCTGAGAAAGATTCGAACCCTAGTTTAGAAGCGATCCAAGATGCTAAGTCCTTGAGCATATTCAATGGAGTACCGATGATAGATGATATTAAACCACCCAGGCCACCTTTAATAGCACCCAATATCCCGCCGTCTTCGTATCCTTTCATAGCACCACTAACAGTATCGAATAGTGCCATGATGATAGTGAAGGGCGCGAAGATCTTTCCAAAGAATGCTCCGAACTTACCCAGTACACCACCGGCAGTAAATATCTTAAGAACTCCCTTGATCTTTGATAATACATTACTAACCCATCCACCAACTGTATTCTTTATCGAGGTGAATACTCCCTTAACATCATTTAATCTATCGCCTATGCCAAATATAGGACCAAGCAAAGCTTTTACTTTAGGTACAATGTTTCCAAATGCGTCTGAGAATAATTTAAATTCAGCTTTAACATTATTTAATGGTATGAGAAAGAAATTCTTCACACTAGTGAATATCGATTTAATCTTTTTTACAAAACTACTTTCTTTAAAGAACAATTTGATACGATCCAGCACACCAGTGAAGAAATTTCCTACACTGGAAACTAAAGACATGATCTTAGCACCTATCTTAGTAGCACCAAACTCTGCCTTCAGGAAACGGAATGTTGCTGCAATTCCTTTACCTATCAATAGAGCAGCTTCTTTCACTATGATAAAAAATGACTTGGCGATCGTTACGAACTGCTTTAGATAGCCGCTAATAAATCCCGCGACAAAACTAATAGCACCTAATATAATTCCACCAAACCCTCCAGCGCTTGATTCACTAACGGTCTTTTTTGGGGTAGTATTGTCTGCAATTGCGTTTAGAGCATTAAGAGTCCTCTCTTGTAATACTCCATCTTCCTTTGCCTTTTCAAGTGCTGCAAGGTTATTGCCTCCTAAGATATCTGCAATGTTTTGTAGTTGATCGTTCATCACGAACGAGTTCGCGTCGATGTTATTCAAGTAGTCGTTAGACATAGAAATCCTGCTATCGACCTGAACAATGTTCTGGTTGAATTCCATCATCTCTAGAATTACATCTTCTAGCAAACCTTTTTGTTCGTTATCCATATCTTTACCTATTCCAAGATTGTTGTCTTATTTTTGCGCGTTCTTCTTCTTGTTTCACAAACTCAACTAATTGCATAACATAAATCTCTCTCTCCCAAGGCATCATGGTATCAAGTTCACTGAGTGAATAATTATGATGCTGCATCATAGCAAAATTCGTCTTGTAGTGGTTTACAAGCGAATCATGGGAGAGGCCTACCCGAAAAAATTTGCAAGACCCTTTAACTCAAACTCATTAACTGTACCACAATTGGAACAAGTATATTTGACATCATGTTTAAGCGAAGGCATGCTCTGGAAGAACTGCTCGATCTTTTTAAACTGAGCAGAGTTCAGTGAGTCTACAAACGCTTGTAGTTCTTGTGGAGTAGAATCTTTGGCAGGGTATACATTATTTTCGTCAAAAATCATTTCAATTGAATTAACAACTGTTTTCATAACCGCTTCTATACCTTCTAACTTAGATATCTTTTGAGCATCTTCGACAGTAGGATACCTTAGTTTGATTCCGACCTTATCGGTCAACATAATCTTACTATCGAATTCAGTACCTTGTACTTCTAATGCATCTAGATTAAGTTCGTACTCGTTACTCTCTTCGCAGTTAGAACACTTTAGGTTAATTTTAGATACTTCCCCGACAGACTTTGATCTCAACTTTAAAAACAAGTACTCTAGGTCAAATGTAGCAAGTTGTTTAACTTGAAGTTTGCCAAATGTACATGCGTCAATAACATCTTGCACTGCTCTTAATATTTGCGATTGATCTTCGCTTTCCATAGCAAGCATCAAAACCTTTTCCTCTTTAACGAGGTAGGGTCTGTATGTAACTTCTTTCTGTGTAGATGGGATCTTTACAGAATATTTGGGTGTATCGATTACGGGTAATGCCATTATTTAATTCCTTAATATAAAAATTTCAGTCAGTAGTATTTATAGTTTAAAGTCCGAAGGTTCCTGCAACTGTATCAGCAATTCCACCAGCAATTCCAGTAACTGTATCAACAAGTCCTTCTACCACGAAGTTCTCGTATGTTAGGTTAACCGTCACTTTCTGAATACTGTTCTCGGCAGTGTTATCTAGGTTAATAGCATTAATACCAGTAGGATATGCGTTCTCTAGGCGAACAGTGTATATTGGGATGTTCTGTTTGTTTAGTTGAGCAATTCTGACGTCGGTTACATATTCGCTCTTATAGTTCATAGTATAAGTGTCGATATTAAATACCATACCCATCCATTGATCAAACATCTTTCGCATATAATAATCATTGGTCAACAAGAAAGTAAACGTGACGTCTTCATTGATATATGTGTATGGAACTTTGATAGATTGCTTTACGTTCTGCATATCAATCGTCGTGATTGCGCGCCCAGGCAGGGTGCAACTCTCACATAACATAGCAACATCTCTGGGGTCGTTTATAAGACCTCCTAACGACAAACCATTTCCAGACAGTACTCCGACTGCAAGGGCGTTTAAGTCAAGATTCAGTAAACTGCCCGATGGAGGTTGCATATAAACCATGAATCTATTAGAGTTAGCAAGTCCTTGGCGTTTGCTGAAGATTCCTTTTAGTTCGTCGATATCGCTTCCGAGTAATGACATTATTATAGTCCTCTACTTATTTTATATGAGTCTTTCCAGACTGCGGTTTTTGTGCTCTTAGCAAATTGCTCAGTTGGTAAGAATATCGCGATCTCCCATTCTGGTGGGCGAACCAATACAATTTTTGAATCTATCTGACTACTAAGATAATGTTTGAAACAAGGTTTAAACTCTCGATACTTACGAACACTCTTGAGTAAGTCGTACCTCATTTTAAACCTAGTACTTTCATCAAATTTATCATTAGTAAGAGTACCACCAAGGCTGTCTAAGAACGAAGCCCGTACCGTTGGTTTCAGATAGTGTAGATTTAATCCGTAGAAACCGCCCGGAGCCTTTTCAACCATTATTGTCAATGGGAATTGGTCATAGTACGGAAGTTTCTCTCGATGTTTAGGATCATAAAAGAACATATACATGTTACCCCAGATCGCCCTAGACTTCATGATCAATGCTTCATCCTTTAGCAATTGATTTCTATTGACCTTGCCTAGTTCCTTAACTTTTTGACGGAACCATACTTTAGCATCATCGCTGCGTGGGTTTATTCCCGCTCGAAATGCTGCTTGTTCTAATTTATAAAATAATGATTCTGCCATTTATTTTCCTAGTATTTTAATTCCAAGACCCTTTAAGGTATCTTCTGTCCACACAACAAACTTCCACCCCCGAGTCATACAATATTCTTCAGCAGCATCCCACTTAGATTGGTTCTTAACATATGTCATAACCTCAGTAATATACTTCCTAGTTTTACGAGCAGGTTGCGCGGGTGGTGTAGTTTCTTTCTTTGGTTTAATCTCAACCAAAAATGTTTGCCCATTTGCCATTTTCATTTTAACGTCTACAAAATATCTATGTATCTTATTATCAGTCTTGCATCTGTATGGTATGACAACTTCTTCAGAACTCCATTTTAGAACCTGATCGTTTTCTTCGCACCACTTAAACACCTGTCGTTCCCATAGGGAACGGAAATATACCTTAGTAGAGTCCCCATCGTACTTATCATGTCGTTTAATTGGGTATCTGCCGGAGTATGCCATATAAATAATATATAATGTTGTGTATTCTTACAACTATTTATAAGAGAAATCCATGATAGATTTTAATAAAAAAAATGATACAGCAAGGTACATGTATCCAGAAGATATATCAAATTACCCAAAAATGGCAATTGAAGTTGTCACGGGGGATTACCCAACTTCTGTATTTCTACCGATACCAATTGGAATGCCTATACAAGATGGTATGTCATATGGGTCTAATAACCTCAATCAGATTGGCGCTATAGCTCAAGATGTTTTGAACAGTGGTGGTTCGATAAATTCAATTGGAAATAGTATAAGTAAGATGAAGAATGAACTTGCCGCTTCGAATGATTCTACCACAAATACAGCTGCACTTGCGATGATTGCGCAGAAGAACGGCATGGGAGCACTTGCGGGTGGTGATACGGGCAAAGCGATTGCAGAGGCAGTGTTATACAACAAGAGAACATTGCTTAACCCGAATCAAGTAACAACTTTCAATGGTTCTAACACACGGTCATATTCATTTGAATTTAAACTAATTGCGACTAGTCAGAAAGATAGTGATACCATAAGGAATATTCTTGAGCGATTACGACTTAATGCATACCCATCTGGTAATAGGTTTACATTGAAATATCCATCAGAGTTTAATATTAAGGTTCTTAATAGAGACGACACTGTCAATAAGTATTATTCACCTACATATAATTGTTTCTTACTCAGTATGAGTTCTTCTTATAATACGACTGCTAACTCTTTCTATAAAGACGGAGCACCATTAGATGTTACTCTATCACTACAGTTTCAAGAAACTAAAGCACTTACACGAGAAGATATCGAAAAGATGCATTCTGATAGG